CGAGTACATTACTTAGATCTATAAAGCGTAGTTTCTTATCTAGTTTGTTTAGCAGTGCAGTATCTTGTCTGTTATAATCGATAAACTTTTCAAAGTCCTGATTGTATAACTGATCCAATGTGCCTTCATATGCAACCTTGCGTTCATCTAGTTCATGTTCGCCGATTGCATCCAGTGTATAACTATGACGCTCTTCGTATGTGTATTTGCGATACAGTTGCATATAGTCCAAGTGTACACGCCCTACTAGGTCAAATGTTTGGCTTTCTTTACCAAAGCGTTCAAATGTGCGTTTCTTAGGCTGTTGACCGAACAAACACCATTTGCGGTTATCATCTTTACTAAGCACACGAGTAATACGGTTTACTGTGTAAGGAATATCATAACCTTCACTGTTCCAACCACTTACAATGTCTGCATCTTCTAGTAAGTCTAAAAACACTTGTAGCATCTCTGCTTCACTGGTAAACAGGTATGTGTTATCAAAGCGTTTTGTTAGATCTTTTGCAGTTTCCATTGTCATGCCGCCAGGCGGTATAGCCAACGTAACAAGTGTGTCTGTCCAGTCTAAGTATATACTAATTGCTGTAATAGGATTGAAAGGATCCTCAGGACTACTATATCCTTTTTCTTTGTGAAAGTCTACCTCAATATCGAAAAAAGCAGTTTGTAGTTTAGGAGCATCGGCGTTTAGATAGTTGTCTGCCAAGCAACGGAACACAGGATTGATGTCACTTTCCCATACGCCCTTTCCGCCTTGTATTTTTAGTTCGCGTTGGAACTCTTTGCGATTGCGTGTAGCAAATCTACTCACAGGTTTATCATAGATAGTTTTATATTTGCCACGTGGATCATCATAGTAGAACACATAGTTAGCAGGATATTCCTGGTATGTTCTCTTTCCGTTCACACGTTCAACTACATGTATTCTGTCACGTTCTCTATCAAAATATGCGTCTACATAACTCATTAAAGGGCACCTATTAGTTGTACAAGTGCATACAAGTTCATTGCTGTAAACCAACTACATAGTACAATGACAAATGCTGCTTGTCTTATTATAGCACTAATGATACCCAACATGCTACCTATAAGATACAACGGAACAAAATGCCAACCATCAGGATCTAGAATAGTAAAACTAAGTACAGCACTTGCGGTGATCAGAAACACCGCTTCTATCATTTCACAGTAGAATGCAACTGGACTTAGTTTGTAACTATTAATCCAAAACTGTTTTATATTCTGCATTTAGATTTTGCCTACAGTAGCCAGGATGTTCTCAAGTTCACTGTATTCGTCACTGTGCTTTTCAAAGTCTGCTTTGTATGCTGTGCGCAATGCTTTTTTAAGCACTGTTGGCTTAATTTGCATTTCTTCTGCAATGGCTTTAATTGTGTCGTTTAGACCATCATTTAGATCGTCGACTTCCTGCATTACAGTAATGCCTTCGTTTACTAGTTGTGTTAGTTTTGCTTTATCTTCGCTTGAAAAAACTCTGTCACTCATGTGAGTACTCCTTGTTGATTATTGCTTTATTATATATGTATGTGGGAGAAGTGTCAACTAATATGTTGCGTTATTTCAACAGTTAAATCACTAGATCCTTTAATAAGTCTGTGATACACTGCTTCTGGAATAAAGTATTCTCTGCCTGTTACAAGTGCCATAGGCAACCGATTGTCTAACTGTAGACTCCAGCCTGCACCTTCTAACACACGAACTGTACGATCCTCAGCATCACGGTGCCAGCAAAGGTCACTATTATCTGCGTCTTCTCGAAATGTTCTTTGTTTAATGTTATGCGCTAATTGCGTCTCTGTGTAAGGATTGTGCATCTTTATATTCTTTAAGTTTTCTTTGTAAATAATTTATTTTTTCTATTGTTGGTTTTACATTAAGAAACCCAAACAAATCTTCTATCCAAGTTTCGTTGCCCATGTCTTTAAAATTTATCTTTAATACATTACTTGCACTTGCAGGCAATAACCAATTCCACTCAGTGTAATGTTTAGCATTTAGTTCATTAATTTCATTAACAATGTGTAATGGCAGTTTATCTGTGTATTCAGGCCAATCTGCTCCTCGTAGCATCTCGTATGCTTTAGGAGATATGTGAGCTGCCTTATGTTTTATATTATCATGTAATGCTTTAATATCGTCGTTTGTAAAATCTATATAGATCACACGTTTAGACATACTTGCAACTAAATTAATATTTCGCATATGTCCTAATAGAAACTTACAATTAGGAATATTGTTTAAAAAATTTTCTTCTGCTTTGTGACTGTCACTATCCAATGCATATTCATTAGCAACAAAGATACAATCAGGAATGTTTGTTTTTGCATGACAACTTCCATCAGAATTAATTTCTATTTCTGTATTGTATAATATATTGCTACAGATATGAAGTACAAAATGACCGCTAGATCCACCTGCAAAACAGATTGCAGTTTCTACCACCATTGTCCGCCTTTAACTCCTAAAGCCTTGTAACGTGGGGTTCTGCAACTCCAGTAACGTGCTGTCATCTTATCATTTGCTTGCTTACACTTATGGCGTGCAACAAAACTTTTTACCGCACCTCTGTTCTTTGCTTTTACACTAAGTCCAGTTGTATCGCCCCAACTAATCTTTTTTACACGACCAGTTTTTTTATTCATTACATAAACATAAAACTTCTTAGATCCGCCTCGCTTTGGACTGTTAAGTTTGACTTTGCGTCCTTGGTATTCTGCTTCGTCAAGTTCTTCTTCCTCAATCATCGGTACATCAAGTGCTACTATTTCACCTTCTACCATGATACACTCGCCGATGTCTGTAGCAATCAGTTCTTGATCTTCCCAATCCAAGTTAAGTTTGTCTGCACACTCGCGCACTTGACGATAAAACTCTGTAAATGCAGTACTGCCTGGACGGAACATACACTCTGTAAATGGAACACGTTTAGCAACATGTTCGCGGATTGCTGCTTGCACATCCTCAAACTCACTTATTGACATTTTAGTAACAGGTTTAGCACCAGGCTTTGATATAGTTGACGTTGCACTAATTTTTTTATTGTTTGCCAAAGTTGCACTTGTACCAAATTCTTGCTGTCCACTATAGCGTTGTTTGGCTTGCATGTTTACCCCGCCAACGCTAGTCTTGGCTGTTTGAGTATAACCAGTCTCTGGACTACCTTTAATATCAAGTGTTGTAGGACCTTGTGTATAAGTTGCTTGTCCATACCCTGGAGTAGCATCTGGTCTAAATGTTTGCTTTGCTTGGAAACCGCCAATCTTAGGAGTTGTAATACTGCGCATATTGCCTGTGCGATCTTTAACAACTGTGCCGGCACCACTTTGCTGTGTAACTCTATTTGCTGCTTTATTAACAGTAGTAGTAACACCTTGTGCGTTAGTTGTAGTTACTGGCTGCTCTGTTAGAAAATCGCTGGCTCTCATTACCTGTCAGTCCTTGTTATAGTTTGGTCTTTAGGAGTAGGTTCTACTGTTTTACTAATAACTCTATCAAGTGCGCCTTTAAACATACCTTTTTTCAACAATGCTAGTGCATCAGGGAATGTTTTTCCTGCACGTTCTGCTGCGCTTTTAATAGCACTTAGATCACTTCCACTAATATCTACATCAATATCAATTGGCTTACCGTCTGGGCTCATTGCAGTATATTTTCCGCTTGGCATTTTATCTCTTACACGCTTTGCAACGACTGCAGGCCCAACAACTGGAACTTTCATTCCCATTTGTGCATCTTTAAAATCTTTTTGTAATTGCGGATCTTTTTCTGCCGCAGGTGCTGCGTCTTTGTTTATGCCTGCTAATGCGCCTGCTGCGGCAATCTTTGCTAGTTCTTTGTCGGAGACATCGCCCATAGACTTGCCTGTGCTTTTTTCTATGTACTGGCGAATCTCATCTACGTCTTTGCCCAGGCTACGCATTGTAGAAATGATAGTAGCCATTTCCTTTTCGCCTTCAATTAGTTCAATTTGTTCTACCAATAGTCCCATTAGTTACTCACGTTCTTTGCTTTGCCCTTGCGATTCTTGTTTGGATCTTTTGCTCTCTTGCGCTTTACTGCACGAGCAATACCTGCCTTGCCGTCCTTCTTGCCATCTTTATTCTTGTCTGCGTTGCGCAATTTTGCTGCTGCACTCTTACTCAAACACTTGGGCTTTGCTTTGCCTTTGGTATCGCCACATTTGCCAATGCGGTTACCTGAACCATCATAAGCATCCCAGCCACCGCCTCCAGCGCCGCCGCCTTTGCCTTTGCCGAACCAGTCACGTAAATCCTCATGTAGTTCAACAATACGCATTTATTTCTTCTTTGAATTGCCCCAATTGGCTGCACCAACTTTACGGCATTTAGTTAAAGCGCCACTTGCATATGCACTGGGCCATACTTTGTAGCGTGATTTTACTTTGCGATAGCAAGCATCTTTTTCGCCTGCTTTTTCATCAAACTGTTCTTCTGTAAGTGCTTCTTCAATATCTTCGCTGGCTTTTTTAAACAAGTCAAGTTGTGTGCCTTTTGGAATCTCAATTACTTTAGGTTCTTTTGGCTTATTTCTGTCCTGCAATCTAGCCATCGCATCAAAATTTGATCTATTGCGCAGACTTGATAAGCTCTTGTATTCTTCAAGTTCTTCTTCAGTAATACCTTCACTCATGCCAGTTACTGCCTTCATTGCACGATCTAACATACCAAGGTTTTGATCTACGCTAATTTTAAGATCTGGATCATTACGCTTTGCTTCTAGTTCACTTTTAGCAAGTGCAGTAATTTTCATAGCAAGTTCCATCTTGTCGCCCTTGCCCATCTGCACAGCACGAACAAGTTCAAGCACTTCTGCTTGCACTGCTTTACGCTCTGGACTGAATGATTTTTTCATAATCTCTACTGTATCATCCATTGCAGAGTTTTCTGAGAACTGACGGAAACGCATTAGTCTTCCATTCCATCTTTTGCACTGCCTAGTGCATCGTAATGTGCTGTTTCGCATGCTTCGTATGCACTACTAAGTGCTTCACGCATGTCTGACAATGCTGCGATATCTCCACCTGCTTGTGCAATCTTAGTTTCAAGCATACCACCTTCACGCACCATCTTCTCTAGCATGTTGATTGTTTCTGCACACTTGCTAAATGCACGATCAGCATACTCATATTCTGCTGTACCTTCGTCAATCATTGACTTCATTTCGTCAACTTCAACACCTGCACTGCGTTCTGCTTTCATAAACTTAGCAAAACGATCCTGCATTGTTTCGTCAACTTCAACTTCTTCTGCTTCAACAACAACTGGCTGATAAGGGTTCTCTGCACTAATAGCATTAAATTTGTTAAGTAGGTTTGCTGTTTCAGCAATCTCTACTGGCTTTGTGCTTGGAGCACTTTCTGTAACAACTGAAGTTTCCTTGTTCTCTTCAATGTCATTAAGTCTCTGTACTAGTTTAAAAAAGTCAGACATTATTTTTTGCTCCATTCTGCAAATTTACTCATTGTAAGTGGTCTTGTTGTATCCTGTGCCATACTCATATCAGGCTTTGATTTAGGAAGTGCCATCTTATTAGCAGCTTTTTGTTTTGTTACTGCACTCATTGCAGGCTTGCTTTTTGGCATTGGCATTCTTTCTTTGGTCTTGCTTAGACTTGCAATAATATCACCGATAACATCTTCTTCTTCAATTGCATCTTGCTCCATCATTGCCATATCAAATTCACTTACTTTGACACCATAGCGATCTTCTAGTTCATCAGCAACCATTTCATAAATTTCTTCATTGTCATCACCAGGATTGACCATTACTTTTACATTTACATCTGTTGGAAGTTTATCAAGTGATGGTCCATCATATTTAATGTTAGTTGCTCTAACCATTACTTCACGATCTTCTGAGACCACTTCTTCTTCAATATTTTCACGGATCAATCCCATTTTCATTGCAGCTCTGTACAATGCTTCTTGGTAGTCGCCCATGTCAGCGTACTTACTTTCAGGACCAACCATTGCTTCAATTCTGCGAGCAGCATCTTTGTCCATGCTGGCAAGTTGTCTCATGCTCATGCGACCTTCTGCAACTTCTTCTTCATGTACTTCTTCAGTGCTTTCTTGTGGCATTGTCATAGCGTCTGTCATATCACCAGCAACAGGAACAACTGCTAGTTCTACATCTTGCATTGCTTGACCTTCCATGTAGTGTTTCACACTCCCCAAATAATCAGCGGCTTTAGTAAGTTTACTTGCAACCCAGCCATCAATGCCTTCCATTTCGCTTACGTCTTTAAGCATCTTGTGAATTGATACTGCATATTTTGCACTTTTGTAGCAATCTGAACGTGCCATCTGTACTTCATGATCTTTTTCAGCCTCATGAGCCATGTCAGCAAGTCCTTCATTTAACTGCTCTTGTTCAACATTTAGTTCTTCAAGTTTTGTAATAATATCACGCATTTTATTGGTTCCTGTTTACTTTGCTATTTTATATTTATCGTTTAACTAGTGGTGTGCCCATAATATTAGACTTTACATCTAGTGCATTTTTAGCAGTGCCGTCTGGATTCTTTGCTTGTGGTGCTACTGGCAAGCCATTTTTATCTTTTTTCAGTTTAGCATGTGCTTGCACTGGATTTGCAACTGACGCTATACTAGCACTTGCTGTTGCTGTTGCGCTTGCTGATTCTGTAATTTCATTAATTTTCATTTAACTTTTCCTTAAAGTGATAATCACTAAGTATAACCTCGATGTCTGTTAAACTTTCAACACGCACATCATACGCTGGTCTATGTTCTAGTTCTACTACAAGATTATTGCTTACAGATTTTGGAGAAATAGTGTAAAAACGCTCTGTCATTAGTTCGTCATTAACATATACTCTATACGGAGTATGATTGTGATCACATTTCAATACTGCTTCTATCCACATATTAATCTCTCATATTAAATGCAAAACTTACTTGCCTTGCTAGTTGTATGCCTCTGTCTCGTTCTGCTTTTTTACTGCTCTTTTTCATTTTGTTTGCTTTGGCACGAAGTCTTTTCAAGTCTGTCTTGCTAAGTTTTTCTCCTGCGCCTTTGCCTAGATACATTGCTGCTTTACGTTTTAAACTTCCTGGTCTGCTACCCGGTTTTGCTGCCTGTGTAAAATCCTCAGTTAGATGCTGTAGTTCCTCCATCAGGTTCTTGATTTGTTGTTGGTTGTTGGGCTGATCGTTGTCCATCGTTCTGCTCTTTTTGTTTCTGGATCCACGCTAGAGCTTTTCTGTTCTTAGGTGGAGTGTTTAAAAATCTCTGTGTCTCAACGTACACTTTATCAAAGTTTTTCTGTCTATCAAGGTCTTCTAATCCTCCACTGTTATCAATGATATGGAAACGATCTGCACCAAAAATCTGCTGAAACTGCATTAAATTTTGTTGTACGTCATTCCACATTTTTTCTACTTCTGCAGGTTTAATACTGCGCTCTCTTTGCTTGTTGCGCTGTTGTGCAACTTCTAGGCTTGTGTTTACATATATCATACTAAGGTCATAACCAATTGCTCGTAGTTTTTGTGCCATCACTTGATACTTGCTTACGTCTTTACCTGTGCCGTCAATGATCAATCCAATACGTCCATCCAAGTAAGTTGCTTCACGCCGTCTGGATAAACCTTTTGCTTTGTCACGAATTTCTTGGCCCTGGGGTGAAAAAATAGTCTCAGAATCCAGAGAAAGACCCTGCTTTTTCATTAAAAATTCATATACTTCGTCGCTGTTAATACTGCGTAGTCCTGTGCCGCCAAGTATGTTCTTAGCAACAAAACTCTTACCACTGCCTGGTCCACCTGCTAGGAACACTGCTTTAAAGATGTGCGGATCGTTAACGCCTTCGTCAACTTTTGCTTCTGACAAACTATCTGTATCATAATAGTCTGTAAGTCCTTCAAGTCTGCCAGTAATAATATCATCCATCATACTTTGACTTACATCATTTTCTAAATCAATAGCAACTTTGTATTGTTGTGCTATTTTTTGTATTAGTTTAGGTGCGTCTGTATCTTCTTCATCTTTAATAATAGCAGCCATACTATTATGCTCATCAAAGTCTTGCTTGTATACAATAATACCTGGCACTGCTCTTAGTGCTTGGAATAGTCTATCTTGATTCTTTTGTTCAGTAGCATCACAGAAATTAGGATTTACGCAGACAAACTCTATTTCATATGATTCGCGAATACTTTCTTTTGCTTCATCCACTGGCTCTTTCATTAAACTAGCAATTTGCTTTGCTAACTCGCTATTACGAGGAGCATCAGGTAGATCTGTCATTCTTAGTTTACGAACTTCTGCAATCCGTGTGCCTTCATTTTTTTCAAATCTGCTAACAACTTCTTCTTGTGTGCCAGGACCATCAAAGTCATACATTGTATTGCCTTTTTGAACCACTGCGTGATCAGCAGTTCCGTCATTGCG